TTGCCCTTGTCCTTGCTGTGCTGCTTCTCGATTAATAATTGAAGTTGGAAGGTCGGATGCTCTGCTTGGGTCACTATTGTTAGTGAGGCCAGCTACTCGCTGTTGATCCCAATATGCATTTGCCATTGGGTCGCTTGTATCTGTTCCACCATATTCACTCAATAAATCTTCATCTGTATCACCGCCTTGTTGATATCTATTTATAACACCACCTCTTCGATATCTTATAACTGGACCCCCTCTATACATTGTAGCTGTTAAATCACTATCCTCCATGCTTGACATTTGGGCCATCTGACCAGCAGCCATCAATCCGGTCGTATCAGTAAGACCAGCAGACGAACTAAAGTTTTGACCTGAAGCATAGAGACTATTTAATGGATCTGCCGACGCAGCTTGGTCCGGTGAAGCACCAGCATATCCAGCCCATAGTGGATCACCTGTACCACCACCTAAACTACCTACATTCGCATTTGCACCGCCTCCAGTATCTTGACTAGCGCCCGGAACTATATTACCACTTGTATCCGTCGCACCACCAAGATCATCTGGACGTTTAGGTGGCATAGGTTGTAAACTAGGTGGAACTTGTTGTGGTCTTAAACCTTGTCGAGTATCAGGAGGTGGTAAAGGAGGCGGTTGTACACCAGTTCTATCTGGTAATGCTGGTGCCGGTTGTGCTTGTTGCGTTGGTTGTTGTGTTGGTTGTTGTCCAGCCGGTACAACATATTGATATCGTCCACCACCACGTCCACCTGCGGGTAAACCAAAACGATAATCAGGCATAGCAGGTGCAGCAGGTGCAGCAGGTGCAGCAGGTGCAGGTGCAACAGATGCAGCAGGTTGTAATCTTGGATCAGTTGCTCCTACTGTCGGTGTAAGCATCTCCGGTGTGCGTCCAGTTATAGTTTGATCCGGCGCAGGTATTCCTGTAGGAGCTTCCTGAACATTTCCTGCACCACCTCCAATTGGAATGTTACTTGCTGGCGCTGGTGTAGTAGGTGGCGGTATTGGTACATCACCAGCAACACGATATGGTGTAAATGCTTGTGCTGTTGGTTTTCCAGTAGTTGAGTCAATAGCTCTTCCTTGTGCATCAGTTTTAACTGGCTCACCAGTAGATGTTTTAGCTGTTGGACCGCCAGTAGATGTTTTTGTTGCTTCTGCGGTAGCAGGCTTAGTTTTTGCACCATCACCATAAACTGTATTATATACTGCACCAGCAGGTGTTCTATGAGTAAAATCATCAGTTCCTGTTTTCTGGTTATATCCCCCCGCACGTTCATACATTGATGCACCACGAGCGCCTTCCTCTGGTGTTTTAGCATTTCTTAAAACATCAGCAGCATCTTTTTCTTTACCATTAAGTTCTCCAATAGCATGTGTTAATTGATCATCAAATGAAGCACCTTCCATCTGTGGACCATCACGTCCTCTACCCCATTGACCAATACCCCAATGACCTCCACCAATATCATTTTTAGAGTCAGGACCATCTGGGGCTTCAACTCCTGCCCAACGTGCAACAAGTCCTGATGCACCCTCTTTACTTAAACCTGCTTCCTTAACTAAACGATCTGTCGCATGTTGCATACGATCTGGAGTCCACCAACTTCCAGTCTTTCCAGAAGTATCATAAGATGAACCTTTCCACGGTGTAATCTCATGAGTAAGCCTATCTCTTAAAGCATCATCGCCAGCTTGATGTGCCATATTAGCTTGCATCTGCTTCATCATCACGCCATAAAACTGATGCATATCATCAAGCTGACGCTTCCTCATCGCCATTTGCGTAACAGCCAAAAAGGATTTAATAAATCCTCCTGCGAATGATCCAGCGTGCGATCCGGTTGCCATTTTATTTACTCACTATCTATAGTTAGGCGACAGCCCTTGCTGGCATTGCTTGTGGTATAGTAGTTGGTCTAGATACAAATTGAGGATTACGTGATGGTATACCTAACACTGGTTCACCACCTACATCCCCTCTTGCATTTGCTTCTGCTTCTTTCTGTCGTGCCTTGTCAATCTCTTTGTAGAAATATTCTTTACCTTTAAACCTCACTACATCCAATGGCATAACAAACTCACCAACTGTTAGTTTAGCATCTACATCGTCTGGTACTTGACCTTTAGATGGAGACATTTGTGGTGTTATAATTCCACCCGGTGTACCATTCTGTGGGGGTATAGGTGGTGGAGATTGTTGATTATTATTTGTAGGTTGTTGTGGTTGTGGTTGTTGCATTGCCGGTCCTGCTTGAAAATAGCGACCGGGTATAGCTGCACCACCATCATCATATCCTACTGGCGGGCTATAATGCCCTCCTGAGCTATAAGGGTTAGGTCGTCGTGGAAGTGCAATTACAGTGCCACCATCCTCATATCTCTCAATCGGTCCACCCTTCTCTGCCCAAGGATGGAACATAGCCATACCCATTAAACCACCAGCAGCGGACCCAAACCCTGCCATCTCTGCTGCATTAGCTTGTGCAAACCCTACCTGTGCTTGGTTATATCCATTAACTGCACCAGTATAAACACTCATATTATTTGCACCGGCATTATACCATTGCGATGGTGCAGTCATCATTTGCGAACCAGTCGCCATACCAGTTGTTATACCTTGCGATCCTGCTGCTCCTGCTTGTGTTCCTGTACCTGATAAACTAGCAACTGCATTCGGGAACCCACGTCCAGTATTGACAGCACCACCAACTAATTGCATCCCTTGCATCTTAGTCGCCATTGCTGCCTGTGTACCAGCACCAGCTTCGGCTGCACCAGCTTGTACTCCCATTGCGGCACCAAGGGAAGCAAATCTAGTAGCTCCGGGATTAACACCATAACCTTCTAATTGTTGCTGTGAGCTTTCTTTTTGAGCATTAATACTTTCAGCAACATTAGCTGATGCTTCGCTAGACTGTAATGCTATATTTTGCGGAGAAGCCCATTCTTGAGCTTGCTTATTATATTCAGCCTCCATAGGTTGATATTGTGACTCATAAAAACCTTGTTGGTTCTGACTAAAGTCAGACATTTGGTTTTGAGTACTAATTTGCCCCTGAGCAATCTGTTGCATATAGGGGTATTCTTGTGCCCATTGCTGCTTTGACCAATCAAGTTCTTGTGTTCCAAACTGATAAGCTTGGTTCGCAGCTTGTGCGCTTGCCATAGCCGCAAACATACCTGACTGGTCTGCGCTACCACCTTTACCGCCGCCACCCATCGTCATCTACCTCACTAAAATAGTGACCTAGTGTACCGTTGCCGTTAGCGGTAACGTTAACTGTTCTACTGCTGGTAACTCGTTTACACGCTCTCGCGGAGCAAATTCTATATTTGGTGATTTAATTCTTAACCACCTACAGTCCTCACGCCTCATACTCATAATATACATACCATTATCTATTGGTACAGGATTATTAAATATATCGTCGATTTTGTATTCTATTTTAAACCCAAACTTTAAAACTAAATTGCGAGAAAGTATATTCCACTCTGGCACTAAAGCAACTATTTTCTTTGCTCCTAATTGATTAAATGGATACTGAAATGACAACCATAACAACTGTCTACCCAACATACCTTTGTTTGGTGGTAAAGCAAAATGAAGAAGTAAAGAACCCATATTCCAATCCGTGAACAATACACCTCCAACAAATTGATCGTGGGAGTTATATTCCGCAATACAATGATGCATATGCGGAACAAATTGTACTCGTGCCGCTCTCGATATTATATTGATAGCATGAACGTCATTTATACGTATCATGGTACTTCAATCCTAACTAAAGACATAGTTGCACCTTGAAATACATTTGGACCACCAGAGATACTATTATTAACTAATTGTACTACGTCTCCCCCAACTAATCGCATTGTCTGTATAGCTGCATTACTCAATATATAATTAACACTACCAGGCCCAGAAATTGATTGGTTTGCTACTGGAAATCTTTGAATACCATTAATAAGAATGCCCATACCAAGTGTTGTTGATTGATTACCACTACCGCTTGACCAACCTGTAAAGATATAAATACCATCTAATCCAGATGGAATTGTAATGTGATCAAATGGTGTAGTTAATGGAGCAAACCCATCAGTATCAAAATCTATAGTATCGAACCGCAACACACCACCATTAGCTACTGCATTGTTAAGTGTTGCACTTATAGTACGGACCCTAACATCATGAGTAGTCATAGCTTCTATTGCAGCTACTCGACCATCTAGAAGTACAATATCATTTTCTATTACTACTATATCACTTTCTACTGTTGACATACGAGTTTCTAATGCCGACATTCGACCCTGTAATGATGCAACATTATTTTGCAAAGCTACTAATGATTGATTTATATTTGATATTGATTTATTTACCGTCGTTAAACTATTATTAAGGGTACTAGAGATATCAGCATGATCTGATTTTTTAGAGAATATTTGTGATGCTTGTGAAAGAGTTTGATTACTCACTTGCTGTGCATTGACGATAAGCAACTGTACCGTTTGTCGCATAGTAATAACGGATTGATATATACTATCCATATTATTCTGCGGTATTGGTACAGAAGGGTATGTAGTACTAGGCATTAGGCTTTCCTTAGCTCCTTTACACTTGTAGCCATTTTCAAATGTGCAACAATTATTTGACCTTGAAGTTCAAGTTCCCAAAGAATAGCTTTAAATCCATCTGGTATTAATAATATTTCTTCGGTTTTTTGTATCTCTTTTACCATTACAAATTTATAATCCGCAAATACTCTAACAATCAAATATTGTGTAGCAGGATCATAAACTTGGTTTTGATCGGTATTTCTTACTCCAGGTACAATTGTTACTTCTGGCGGCACACCAAATATAATCTTAATAGCTTTAAATGAAGCAGGAAATGCCATACGAAATGGTTTAGACCTCCACGTCCAATCCCATAGCGTAGTAGTACCTGGAATACCTACTGGCGGGTTCCATTGCATTACTCTACCATCACTTAATAGCTCGAATAATTGTCCTGATATTTCATCAAAATACATATTCTTAACCGTAGTGGAGAAATGAAGATAACAAAACGGAGTATTTTTATCTTCTTTATCTAATACTATACCATGTAGTATCGCCCCATCAGGATCAATACCAATTAATCCCGTTCCTTTTATAAAAGCTACATAGCTCATTCCATAATGCCCAGCAGCCCAATTCCAAGGTTCTAATCTATTATGAAACTCTTTCTCATATACAAATTCAGTTATACTCATAGTACCACTAGAATTTAATAATATAACACCATTAGGTGAAGCATAGTAAGCACCTTCACCAGATGATACTATACTGCCTCTACTAATGCATGGTTCATTTGATGATATCTTACCAATAGTTATCGTATCAGGAGTAACACCAGTAGCAATAAATGGCGCTCCTTTACACATAATATTTAATGAAGCACCATTTGCAGTTAATCCCACAATTGGAAAATCCACTGTGAGAGCATAAGAAGCAGGCCAAGCGTGAGGCAAATAAGCAGCACTGAACCAAACCTCCCGTTCATTACTCCACCCTGCCGCTATACCATTCGCCATCATCACTACCCCTTGTAAGTCATCAGGGGGTGGCGTATAAAGCTCAGTTGTCAGTGGAGAATTACTAACAATCTGTTGTGGGGTTTGGCTATCACTATAGTTAGTAACTCCAGTTGGAAACGGCGGTCCAAACTCTGTTACTTGGTAATATGATGCATTACCAGAAGCATCAACAACGGTACGATACAAGCGCACTCTATTTAAGTTTCGACCAGTAGTAGAAGTTGGATCAGGAGCAGGAATAGTTATTGTCCATGTACCAGTAGGATTACCAGTTTCATTCGTCGGTGGACTAGCTGGTCCCTCTTCTCCATAAGCACTTACATAAGTATAAACATATGCTCTATTTTCAATATCAGTAACATCAAACTGAATTGTATCACCAACTAACACACCAGCACCGGCAGTAGCAGCAGTCATATTAACTACTGTTCCACTAGCAACTCCATTAGTATCAATCTGTGCAGCTACAGGAAATGCAATGTTTTGGAACTGTATCGAATCACCACTACCCACACCACTACTAGCTACGTCTTGACTCATTGTAACATTAAGCCCCACTATATTAGTAACTGTAGTACCATAAATAAGTGCAGTTGAATTTGTATTATCTGTAACCGTCATACCAATCAAAATACCAGTAACGCTATTCATAGCTAAAACATTAGGAGTTGTGCTGCTCGGAGCAGTACTAGCAGTTGTCGTATGCGTTACTGTAGTTGTAGATGGGTCTGTAATAGACATACCATCGCTAAGATCAGTAGTATTATTAAGAGTTAATGATGTACTACCGGGAGGAGCCGCAACAGTTGCAGTCTTTGTTACTGATGTTGGTGCCGGTACAACTATAGGTGGATCGAGAGGAGTGGGTATACCAAGAGTTAATAGTGGTCCAAGTGTATTAGTTACAGGATCATATGTTCTATATTGAGGAAGTGGACGTGCAATAGGCCAATCTGGATTAGCACCAGTCGAGTTATACTGATCGGATGGAAAGAAGTAATATCTATTCCATTGATCTCCAACAACTGGATTACGTATCACAGCCATAAATGGATCAGGAAACTCTAACCATCTAGAAGCTGCAAAATCAGGAGGTTCAGCAACACTCTCTGGAATACGGTATACCTGTTGAGTGTCACTATATATAGTTGTATACACCTGAGTAGCTTGGCGGAACCCTCTAATACTTCCTTTATAAAGCCATGTATTTTTAGCGTACTGTGCATTTCTATCGGGAAGCAATAAGCCATCCCGAAGAGGCATCATACCAGAGAAGTCTTGTATAGTAATTACAGACATTTATCTATGCTGTGCTCGTTGTTGGTTAAGTTCTATCATTTTTTTACCAGCATCTATTTCTTCTTGATGTCTATCTTTAGAAATCTTTAATGCTTCTTGTCCAGCCTGTTGTTCTGCTAATGTTTTTTCTGATAGATATTGCTCAGATTTTTTAGCTTGCATGGGCCTAGGAGGTACTGGAGGCATGTCCTCTTCCTTTATGGCATTATCATTACACGAGCTTGCATACTTAATACACCCACACTAGGGGCTGAAATGACCTCTAAATATTGCTGTGATAATTGGAGTACACCTGGAGCAAGGATAGCAGCAACAACTTCAACATATTGTTGTGACAATTGAACTTTATCTGTCGGAGGCGGAGCTGCGACAACTTCAATAAATTGCTGTGATAGTTGAACAAAGTCAACCATTACGGTACTTTAATCCCGAATTGTGCTGCGTTGATGCCCGCCTGTGTCCATGCAGCAGAAGTGTTAGGATCAGTAGGAAACGGTGTTTGCATCATCTGATAAATACCCGGTGTTACCGTTGACAATCCAAGTGAAGTTGTTGCACCTGATTTGCATACAGTCTGAAAGTTAATTGATCCAGCACTTGGATCTTTCAAATAACTATGAACCATCACTCCAGTAATATTCACTGGTGAATATCCAAGCAGAGCATAGTTATATAAATCCTGATGACCTGATGTACCGTCATTCACGTATGACGTATCACCATCAGCAGTCTGCTCATTTACTGCACTAGCATGAGTACCAGTTCCACCAACTACTGTACTAAAATTTACTGCTCCATCGGTAGTCGGACGAAGCGTTGTAATTTGCCGTGCGCTAATTGGGAAACTACCATTGTTAGGAGTACCAGTTGAATTATTATAACAAACTGCATCATCAATAGTAAGTGTACGGTTAGGTATACTCTGAAATATAAAATGATCCACATTAGTATTTGGAACTGCAAAATTACTATTATTGCCCTGAGAAATATTATCAATATACAATGCAGTATTTACTGTCCCGCCGCTATAATACATATAAAATTCAATCCAATGATAAGCACCATCAGTAACTGTCAATGTGCTAGTAATACTTGAATTAGCATATGCCACTGTTAAAGTGCCATTTGTATTAAGTGTCACATTTGCAACCACTAAAAGAGAACTAGTATATGTTTGAAATATAATTGCAGCTGACGCGGGATTACCACCAGTTACTTTCATATAAAATCCAGCATCAAAATAACCACCACTAGGATCAGGAATTATTTGAGTTGATTGAAGAATTGTAGCAGATGCACCAGAACCAACAGCAGCACCAAGACCAGTACGCCCACCAGATGTATTAACCGTCCATCCAGCACCAACTACAGCATAGTTCTTCGATAGGTCAGAACCTATGAGATAACTATCAAAACCGTCAGTCCAAGCAAATCCCATCGCTATGCTCTTGTCGTTTCAATAGTGATGCCAACATCGGCAAGGGTAGTATCCTGCGTACTAGGAGCAACAACTTGAAGCACATCACCAACAGCAAGCGCCCCACCCGAACCCGCTAACGTGGCAGACGTGTGCCCCGCACTATTTATAGTGACCGTGCCGATTGCTGTGACTACCCCACCTGAAATTTTGTTCACGGTGAACACTGCATTTGCCGTGGTCAATGTTGTATCATAAACAGTCGTGCCAGCAAGAGCAGCAGGGACATTTAATGGGATAGTCATTGGCACGTTGACTAGTGCGCCAGCAGGTGGCTTACCTTGGAATGGAAAAGCAATTGGTACAGTGCCGGGAGAACCAGTATTAGCTTCCCACTTCTGTCCATCCCATATCCAAGTAAGTCCAACAGCAGTAAAATTTTGGTTAAGTGTGGGAGTGTCAGGGAAGTTTAACATCAATGCACCCGCCATGATCGCAGGGTGATGGCGTGCGCCGGATTGCCCGCGCCAGACACCGGGTTCAGGAGGAAGCCCACGTTGCTGTAGCCGCTCGACCCCAAGTAACCAGAAGCCTTCGCTATCGTATACACAGGCGTCCAAGTAATCCCGTCGGTGCTGAACGACATGGTGATGTTCGTCCCGTTATCGGCAATACGCAGCCAGATGTCGCCCATGCCAATAATAGGGTAATACGTCGTGCCTGCTGTATTGATTGTTGTGAAGTTGACTAAGCTCTGCTGATTAAGATTGCATTGCGAGCCGTTGCCTACATAACCGCAGAGAAGGTAATCAACCTTCGTGCCGTCAGTCCAGCCAACACCGCCTACAGTGGCCTTGGTTGTTGGAAGAATAGTGTTCATCGTGAGGTCGGCGTCTATCGTATATGGTGCAGTTGGCGCTGCCACCGACGCCATGTAGTAGGTGTTGGACGTCACGGCGGGCATGCTGATCTGCACGCCATTGGCGACGTCGGAGATCGCCGCTCCGTTGCGCGGGGTCCAGTTCGCAGCCACCGGGGGCGCAACAATGAGAGGGTTCACTAACAATAGTGACTGCGCCCACTTGGTCCCGTCCCATTTCCATGATACACCACCGGAAGAGTAGGTCGCGCCAAGGGCGGGGGAGTTAGGAAAGTCAAGGGCCATCAGTGAACCCGCCACGATTGAAGGGTTATGGTTCCCAGACCACCGTTGCCCATCACTTGCTCATTTATGAAGAAACCAACGTTGGAGTACCCGCCTGCGCCAAGATAGCCGCTCGCTTTCGCAATTGTGTAGACCGGAAGCCATGAGACGCCATCAGGACCGACAGAGAAGGTTACGTTAGTCCCATTATCGGCTAGCCTCATCCATAAAGATTGTGGGTTAAACCGAGCATAGAAGGTGGCAACAAGCGCGGCATAAGTCGATAGGGCCGAGTACGTCTCCACATCGAAGTTAGCCGCCACTGCGATGTCTACGATTGAGAGGACCTGCGCCTTAGTTCCATCCGACCATAGGGCTCCCATCTTGACGTAATTGGCCGATCCTGCCAACAATGCAGTCCCTGCCAAGTTCATATCAATAACGTATGGCGCCGCCGGAACGGCTATAGTTGCTGCCCGAAGAACATTAGTAACTGTGCCTGTCGCGCACGACGTATAGAGCGCCACGCCATTCGCCACATCGGTCAGCGTCGTTACACCAGCGTTGAAGTTACGCTGCGTCCAGCTTGCAGCGGAAGGAGGTGAAACCAGTATTGGCGATAGATTACTTGTTGGAATGCCAGTTGCAGGAACCCATTGAGAAGAATTTCCATCATTGTAATAAATATACAACTGCCCCCCAATATTATCCCACCAAAGTTGACCAGTAACCGGACTAGAAGGCGGCACAGAACCAATTGCAATAGCTGAACCACCTGCAAGTGAATTCCACTTGACCCCATCCCATTGGTAAACGATACCATTGGCAGCAGTGACTTGCTGGTTAACCGTGGGGGAGTTCGGGAAATCGAACATCAGTGAACCCACCAACTCTCAAGTAGTTCTGTAACACCAGGAGCCGCTACTGCTTGCCCGGAGAGCATCGCAAGCGCGACATTTGAATAGCCACTTGCACCAAGATACCCAGATGCTTTCGCTACAGTATACGCCTGAATAAAATTGATCCCATCGTGCGAAAACCAGAAAGTTACATTAGTTCCATCATCACGAATACGTAACCAAACAAGTGTTGCTACTAACATATTAAATAAAAATTGATCTGCAACATAGGTACTATTAGCAAATGCTGAAAATGTAGATACTCTATAGCAAGGGCCAGCGATAGGATTGGCAGTCGTAGAGTAACCGCCGAAGATCCCTTGACACTTGGTCCCATCGGTCCAGCCAATGCCTACGCCCGCAGCATTCGACCACGGAAATGTTGAACGAATACGAGCATCAATAGTATAAGGAGCGACAGGAGCAACAATACTCACACCAGTTAAATTATAAACTGCACCACCATAAGTATTAGGATTATTAAATAAAAGCCCATTTGAAACATCAGCAAGAGTGACGGCACCGGCCCATCCCTGACGCGTCCAACTCGCGGCAAGTGGGGGTGCAGCATAAGTTGGTGTACCTGCTGGAAGACCTAATGCAAGATTATTTGCTTGCACCCACTGAGTTGATGTACCATCATTGTAACCAATGTATAACTGTGTTCCAACAGTATCAAACCACATCGCTCCATTAGTTAATGTCGGTGGTGTATCTGCTACAGTTATACTTGCTCCACCACCTGCCCCTGAAATGACCCCGGTCCCACTATTTATAGTGATCGTGGTCCCATCTACCTTGACACCACCAAGCACCGTAGTCGATGCTTGCGGTAATGAATAAGTAGAAGCTCCTGAAATTTTTCCTGTACCATCAACAGTTATAGTAGTTCCATCAGGCTTTACACCACCAAGCACAGTTGTCGTAGCAATTGGTAATATATAAGATGGACCGGGAGGACCAGGTACTATACTATCATTGCCGGGCGGTCCCGGTATTCCAGGTAAACCTTGAGGACCAGTTGGTCCCGGTCTATTAATTACAACTACCCATTGCGATGATGTACCATCATTATACCAGACGTACATCTGACCACCAATACTATCATACCACAAATTCCCAATTGCAGGAGAAACGGGTGGAGTATCACTAATCGTTACTGATCCACCACCTGTAACAGTTACCCAAGTTGAATTTTTACGTCCATAAGTATTTCCATCGGATGGCGCGTCTCCAATACCACCTGTTCCACCAGTAACTATTGCCCATTGATCATTCTTTCGTCCCCAAACTTGACCATCAGCGGGAGCATCAATTTGAATTGGATCAGGTATCCAACCAGCATTATTACGAACATATATCTTACCATCAGAAGTAGCATCAATTTGAATTGGATCAGCTATCCAATCAGCATTTCTACGACTATAAAGAACGCCATCAGATGGTGCATCACTAAGTGTAGTGACATTACCAGCGCTGATCTCTTCCCAAAAATAATTAATCCCATCTGTTGCCCATTCATATAATATATTAGTATTAGTATCAAACCATTGATCTAATACATGTTGACCAGTTGGTGGGTTTGGACCCCAAAAATATCTAATATTAGTATTAAGAAATATACTCCCAAGTAATAAACTAACTACTGGAGGTATAGATGTATCGCATGCAGACTTTGACGGTATGTTAATTGTTAATATATCATACCGTGGAATTGTTGAGCCAACATTCTCAGTTGCTATTGTGATATTATATTGTTGTCCATCAATACCACCGGATATAAGAAATGAAAGCACAGTACCAGTTGCGTTTAATAAAGGATCAGTTAAAAATAATGGTGGATTAGTTTCAACATCAGAAGTGAAATTATATGTATGAATAACATGCCCAGCCAAAATAGTAGTAAAATCTAAAATAACTAAAACTTGGTCTGTAATTTTCTTAATTATGGGGCCAAACTGTTTTGTGCTATCTGCATAAAAATATGCAGTACGATTGTTTATTGTGCCAGCAGGAAGAAGATAGTTAACAGTCATGTCTTTATTATCCTCGTCCGAGATATATATGGCGGAAGAATATTAAATGGAACACTAGTCCCAGTTGGGTCAGTTGTTAATGTTGTGCTAGAATTAATAATAGCCGTTGCAGACTTTATATCAGCACTTAGACTAACAGCCGGGGGCGCATTTACACCAGCAGCAAAACCAATAGAACTAACAGTAGATGACATACCAATAGTATTTGATGAAAACTGATGAGTATGCGGTTGTTCAGTATGCGTATGAGGTTGAATAGTATGGGTATGGCTTGGTAAATTGGTTGAATTTAATGTAGCAGTAGTAGCACCGCCCATAGCCCCAAGTGGAAAACTAGAACTAGTAGCAACACCAAAACGACCTAAAGAGTTAGGAACTGCAAACGTTGTTGTACCATCACCACCAAACCTATTACTTAAAAAAGCACCTAATGCTGGAAACGCGGATATATTGTATATTGAACCATCTTCAAGTAACCAACCGGAAGGAGCACTAACCCCATAATACTCCAAAGATAAACCTGTAGGAAACACATTAGCAAGAGCAGTATTTAAAGCATTAATTTCATTTTGTAAATTTGTATCACCAGCTATTCTATTAGTTATCTCTGTATTGATTTCATTTTGTAAAACTTGATCGGCAGCTTGTCTAGCTGCTGTCTCTATTGCTATTAATACATTAATTTCTTGCAAGTCTATAAATAAGGACCATTTAGTAGGATCAAATGCTCCTGTTGTACCATTTTCAAGACAGCAATATAAAGATCCATTATAAATAGCAAAGTCACCTGCAACATATGATGCTATCTGTGAGTAATATCTTACCGCAACAAAATCAACTGGAGAATGAGATAAATCTAATGCCCCAATTTGTAAATCAGCAAAATTAATATAAACTTCTCCTGAGAACTCAGTTGTAGGAGGTCGCTGTAAAGTAGTATAATATCGTATAGTTTGAACACGATTAACCACTCGTTATCCCTCCAAATATCCATAGTATGAACACATAGCTATCGGCAGCAGGAGGAACTGTAAAAGTTATAGAACTACCGGATGCAGTAAACTGTGTAGTAGGTTCTTGCCATACACCATCCATAGATACAAACAATGAATTATCAGTTGTAACATTGGGTGTATATAAGTCAACTGATATAAGCGGGAATGTAGCAGTAACACCATCAAGAGCGAGTGGTTGCATCTTCTTAATTGTAATATTACCAGTTACACCACCAATACTACCTACATCAGGTGGAGGAAGACCAACACCAGATACAGCCCAAAAATTAGTTATACCATCAGTAACATAATCATACCAAGTTTGATTATTTAAATCATACCAACGGTCAAGTAAGTTAGCATTTGTAGGTGTAGTACCAGATACAAAAAACCTAGGGTATTTATTAACAAAAACTTCTTGATTGCCAAACTGTATATAGTTATCCGCATACGTTGAAGTTATGCAAGCACAATCACAACCATCCTCACCGAATACACTAACTACTAATAAATCACTATGTATACTGCCATCAGCAAGTGTCGCATTAACTACTATGTTATAAGACATATCAGAATAGCCACCAGCAACAAAAAACGTAACCAGTGTACTAGTTGTTATCACACTATCTATAGTGAGTGGAGGCACTCCACCGGGCTCTATTTCAAACCACACTTTACCAACTACAACAGAAGGAATAAGTTTGCTATAGTCTACACTAATCTGCACACGACCATCTATGGGCTTATTAAATGAGCCCATATTGTTCGTGCTATTAGCATAAAAATATGCTGTGTTAGATTGAGAAAATGGGATAGGGTAGTTCATTTTTCCCTCAGACCGCTTTATGTTTGAACGGAGTGCCGAAAGTTTGCGGGAACATCCACCGCTGACCACCATAAACAAACAGATGTCTATTTTCAGTACGACCTAAGCCAACTCCCTCGTGGAACTTACGCATGTTATACTCTGCTAACTTCGGAGAACTATAAGGTTTATTAGGCGATAGCATTAGCTTACCAGCAACACCATGAGCTATATACTCAAAGTATTTTTCAACAATCCAATCAGGCATATCAGTTGGCATTCCTCTACCATCAACTGGATCGGCACAAGACAAGGACAACAATGCAATCCATACATCAGGACTACCGGGATTCCAGAAGATACGTAAAATAGGGCATTTTGTGCCAGCAGTTAACAATGCACCTTCCCTTGGAACACGAGGATATGGATTTTGTGTCGAAAAATTTGGTATCACTGATGAATAGTTTATAAATTGTGGTGGACAACCCGGAACATATTCGATTGGTTCAGAAAATGGGTATGCAGGTTTATCCAATCCCATAAGTCGTATCACGATAGCATTTTGACATGTATCAAGCACGTAGTCATTAGTTGTATTTGTTATATAAATTGGCATTTCAAATAACCAAATATTTGTACGACGAAAGAACTCACGTAAGGTATTAAACAATGTCTTACGCAAAATACCATCAGTCACGCCTGGGCAATCAATCCGTACTGTGTCTAGCAACCTAACTAAACTAGTCGATGCATTCATTTACGTTACCACCTTTAAATATCCACGATTTTCTTTCCACTTATTAATAGCTAATTCTCCTTGTTCCAATTTAACTTCACCCAAATAAGATTTCATAGCTTCAAAAACTCTAAATGCATTACTATTGATTATGACTAACTTATAAATACCATTTTTATGGCTACTAAAATATGGACCACGAACAGCAATTTCCGAACTATAAAATCCATTATTTTTCATGAACCATCTAAAACGATCTAATATCCGTCTATCTTTTTGGCTTATTTGTAATGTTAACTCTACAGTTCCTTTACGATGATGAAAACATCCAATATTTCCTTCTCCATCGAAAAAACCTGCACACCAAGCTAGTTCTGTTTCTTTATTCATGATTGCGCCTGTAACATACGTTGTGAGAACTTAGTTAGAAATGCTACACCCCTCTGATCTTGTGTATCATCAACATCCAAGAACTGCAAGTGAGCCCCCATATACCATAGTATAGGATCATTATATTTTGATGGTATCGGAACTAATGGACCATTGGAAGGATCATAATTATTACTAGTGTCAAAAGCAATATCAGAGCTAGCATAGTAATTAGATATAAAACCATCATCTAAGTCATTAGGTTGTATTTTCTGTTGATACTTTAAATCTAAAAATATATCAGGTCGTATCCGTTGTGTTTCTTCTAATGCAACATTTAAAGCATCAACAATCTGATCATCAGTATACCGATAAGGAGAAACCCTATCCTGCATTCGGTTTCTAGCCGAAACAACATAGGCAGTGACGGTATTGTATAACTGGGCCACAGATCACTATCCTTAGTGAGAAGCGCCCCCGGCAAGTATGCGGCTTAACCGGGAGCGCCCATCCTCTATCCTACGATCCAACAACCTGTGACACTAACGCTTGTGCTAATGCCTCACTTTGTCCAACCGGGATAGCCGGATTACTTGCGAGGATTTGTCGACCATATACCTGTAAGCCACGCAAAATCTGTCCGAAAGTACGTTCCGAACGGATCGTCTCAACGTTAGTCAATTGTGACGCAAACGTTAAACCATGAGCATGACCAGCATAAATAGGCCAGACACCTGCACTCAAACCTGAACCAGCACTTGCATTCCCCGGTAGCAAGTTTGATCCGTAGATAGTGAAACGATCAACCTGACCAAATCTACCATTACGTAGAATAGAAGTCTGGTCGCCCGACACAAACACTTCACGCAATTCAGAACGCTTAAGTTGGAATGTCGCCCATGTTGGCATAACAATCCAACGTCCAGTTTCAGGGATATTCTGCTCATCAAGTGTCTGACCAAGACGTAAGATAACGTCGATGATTTCAACTTGACCAGTAGACGGATTACGACCAACAGTAGAGATAGGAGCTGCATTCGTTCCAAGGTTAATATTACCTGAAATAGCTCCTGCCGTTGCACCACAATTAGCGCCAGTAGTAGGAGCACTAGGAGTACCGCCGGCACCGAGATAAGCTTTATTCAGCATGTATAACAATACATCGGAATCAACCGCAATCTTCATCTGTTCCGATGCATCATCTGCCCAAATAGAAAGATTGTTGATGTCCGATTGCTTTTCAATCACATCGTCAAGGATAGTTGCAAAATACTTACCTTGATCAATGTACAACTCAGTGAAATTGCCGACAGGACGCTGTAACGACAAATCACCGTTAACAAGATAGTTATTGATGACAATCGTTGGTTTCTGACGGATTTTAACGCGATCGCCATAAGACTTGATTTCGCCCTCATAGTCCGTATTCGAGATAGCAGCGAGGACAGTTGCCGCATAAAACTTCTCGATGAGTTTTCCTGACCATAACTCCGGTACGAAACCAGCAGCTACATAGTCAGTGCTTGTAGTAGATGTACCAGCAGGTGCATAAATTACGGGGGTTGTGCCGGAACCGGCAAGACCGAGTGCCATTTGATCGCCTCATTGCGTCAGGTGTTAATGACTAACGCTAACGAATGCGACCCTCTCTGGCAGCTTGAAATAGCTGTGCCTCAAGAGCCGCTTTGTCAGCGTCACGGCCCGTATATACACCCCTAGTTACATCAGCATAAAAGTTGGTGATGTCCTTACGGGTATAATACGGTTGATCAGGGGGCGTAGGAGGCTGCCCTGATTTTGCCCGACCCGGCGCTGCAAGGTTTTGTAGTTCAAACTGTGGGGGTGGTGAATGATCTGCACCATTACCATTGCCCGCAGATGGTTGCAAATTCCCAGCAGGGTTAACGGCGGCTCCTCTTTCTTGTCTAAACCCCTTTATGATGTTAAGAACACGGGAAGCTTCATTGTTCCGGTGTGCTTCACCTAAGAGGTCTTTACGTACACGACCTGAAAATGGATCAACATTCTCAAGCCAACGCACGAACTCTTGATCGTGATTGGTCATTTCCCAATCAGGTAATTCTCTATCGAGAGTATCATAAAAACGCCCTGTCGCATCCTGAGTAACGACATTACGAACGCCGCCAACAGTTTGCTTGAGCTGTGCATTCTCTTGCATCAATTGCATAACAGCATTACTAAGTTTTGTAATTTCTGGACCAACGATCTCCATCGTCCTACGGCCCATCACATCAAGTATTTCGGGGCCATACTCTTGTCGTTCTGCATCTGAAAGAAGTTTAGGTGGAACAACTGGTTGACCGCCACCAAATCTCGTATCACCAGATGGTCCATATTGAGGGGAGATAACTGGAGCAGGAGGCGCGGAAGGTGGACCAGAAGACATAGCAAGCAATCGTTGTAATTCTGAAATCTGTTGTGCTTGCTGTCGAGCCCGTTGTTCGGCAGACTCAAACCGTCCTTTCATAGAATTAAATCTATGCTCCCAACCGGGGTCTTGGGGTGGACCTTCGGACATGTCACTAACGTTAGTGACTTGCCCCGGATTGGATCTTGAATTAGGAGGCGGAGGTGCTTTAAGTGAAGCAGCAATCTCATTAGCCCGAGCAGCCGCATCCTGCACTTGTTGAGGTATCCTTACATTTGGATCGGAATGTGATTGATCATTCACGTTGTTTTACCTTTATTCTCCCTGTCCATCTTCTGATATATCACATCAACGCCTTTAACTTCATCCCTAAACTCTCGCATATGCCTAACCATACCAATAGCTACAAGTGCTTCATTAGTAGGAACGCTTGTAACTACCCTCTCCATTTGATCTTGTGTATAGTTACTTAAAGCTTCCACAAATTTTATCCACACATCAGGATGAACATTTTTAGAGAGCGAATATAATGCTCTTATATACACCTCCCTTGCATTCATAATTTACCGCCGGGTGCTCCACCTTGCCCTACAATCCATGGCTCGGAAGTATTTTCTAATGCCGCTCCTGTAGTTTTAATACGTTCAAGTATCTGACCAACAGTATGATCTGGATTTCCCTTATTACTTTCATAGGCAGCATGTTTATCTTTGCAGTAATTCTGGTTCACTAATCTCTGCTCACGAGAACCACCAGTGATAGTGGTAAAGCCCCATAATCCATTAAGCTGTTGTCGCTTATTACCGGGACCATATTCATGGATACCAATATCAGTATCACCACGTGCTTTGTTATCTTTCGTTTGCTCTGACTTCTTATCCATCTCACACTCCTGTTAGATCATAACCCATCAAATAAATATCACCTGTCGCATTCGTATCATCAGCAGATTGAATATTATAATAAAGTGTAGGCTGAGTAAGAATATCAAGCGGGCCAGGACTTGCTGCCCAATATCCCATTGTACTGTCCTGACAATAAAGAAAAATACCAAGATCATCGCCAGTACCATTCGGCCCTGTCATTAACGAACCCTGATAACTAAAAGGATCAGTTCCACCAATATTGTTCACGGTTATTCCAATAGTAATTGAATATTTAGCAACATTAATCGTGATTGGAATATCACCCACTTTATGAAAATTTACACCCTTGGCAACACCAAGATTAATCTCTTGAAACGGCATTGGTTTAACTCCTCCATTAGCAAAAGGGATAGCCCAATAAGAAACAATTTTATCTAGCGCAGATGTAAATGCATTAAACCCAACATCAACAAAAGTTAGTAAAGGTATAGTTTTACCACCATAACCCCAATCATAAAATTTATTTGATGCTACAATCACCTTATTAAATTCATTTGTCCAACTGCCACGACGACTACCACCAGTAGGGTTAAGCCGTTCAATTTGCGGAAATGGTGCATTAAATTCTATCATCCATTCATTCAATTTATCAATCATCTGATTAAGCGTACCAGTCTTATTAGTATAATCAATATTCTGTGCTAATCGCACAGATGTAGGTGGATTAGCCCCAAATGGCACATTCATTGTAACCTCGCTAAAATTTTATTCATTGTTTGAGCGATGTTACGACAAACAGGAACAAATGCATGATAATCCATACTATCACCTAATTGTGGTATACGATCAATATCAAAGCCACTTGTATCTATTATAGTATTCAAAACCCCTATACATGGGCGCAAAAATGTTAATGGCATACGTTCATCACAGTTAGCCTGAGCTGGTACTAGAATAGGTACAGCACCAAGCCCGACAATAAATTCATTAAGTTCATTGACTTTATTGCAAAGACCAGCTACTACCTCCGCACGCGCAGCAATACCACAATCACTATGAATAGTGATTTCAAGTGGTGGTGGAAAATTACGCTCCCAAAAAGTCATGGTACAATAATCTCATTACTGGTCGATGGTGTACTTGCCCCCGCTCCAGTTGTTGCAACAACATTGCAAGTGAACACATAACCATGCGTAACGTCAGCAGCAAGAAGCGTGTAGTTAGCAGCAGTACCTCCATAATTCGCTCCATTACGCTGCCACTGATACGTATAGGTAGCACCGCCAGCATTTAACCATGTGCCCGTCGTAACGCTTAATACGCTACCCTGCACAGGCGGAGTAGCATTACTACTAGCATACGGTGCTGTCACAATTTCTGGTTTAGCTGCCCCCGCTGCCGCTGATATGGCATTGATCGCTGATGTAACTGAACCATAGTCTAAACTAAGCAACAACGGCAGGGAGAGCGCAGCCCGACAAAAGTTGATATACCTCAAATATGTACGCGGACTATTCGCTGCACTCTGATCGGGAACTTGGTTAGCAGGCAAACCCAAATCCTCGCATACAGCGCGAATGGCGGCCAACCGACTACCATAATCAATTATAGGACGTGCAGCGAGGGCCATGAGAATCAACCTTCCTGAGATTGTTTACCTGAGACAAACGGTGTCATCTTACCGGCGTGTCCCTTGCCAAACATCTTAGTAGTGCCACCTTCGGCATAGCGAACATCTTTACCATAAGCGCCTTCGCCCTTGCGTTCAGCTTTCTCGCCAGAAGAGCCACCATTGCTCTCTTTGCCCGAGATACCAGAAATAGCTTCATGGGCGGTACCACGACCAAACATAGCAGTTTTGCCACCCTGAGCAAAGAACTCAGGACGTGCATCTGATTTAATCATACGTGCCATTGTTATCTCCTTTACGTATGCGCGCGCGCGTTCTTTATTATATACGCGCGTTAGCAGTTGTCCCTACCAGCACGAACTCGGGCTTTGACTTCGCCACCCTTTTCGTACCCAACAGGACCACCTAAAGCATGCTTTTTAACGGCACCACCCTTCTTAACGCCAAGTGGACCCGGTGATGGTCCAGCAGGACCGGGACCACCCAAACCGCCGGGGGGTCCACTAGGGGCAGAAGCCATAGGTGTTGGCATCATAGGAGGTTTCCTCCCCATTCCACCCATTGACATTGCACCCGGACCTTTACCACCACCTTTTTTCCTTGCCATCACATTACTCCTTTGCTTCGCTCCGAAGACCATTACTGACAACCAACAATTGGTGAAACATATACCCATGTTGGATAAGGAACTGCTGCCATTGCCCACACATGCGAAGCTGTGTTAATACATTTAGGGCCACCAGTTGTTGGAAACACAAACCCCTCTTTGATCGGAATGGTAGGTGTTACATCACCAATAGCATAAACTACATTCCCGTGCCCACCATATCCTAGCATCAGCGGTCCTGCACCAAGATCGGTCCATGTTGTAACATTCAATGTTAGTTTAGTTGTTGCAACTGCTGCCATTGCAGTATCGGCGCAAAAAGCACCTAACATCAACAGAACAAAACAAAGTCGCTTCAAGTCACTAACGATAGTGAGGTTCATCCGACACCTCCTGCAACAGCCCCAACATTTGCGGTCATTGGTCCCTGTTGCCCGTTAGCTACTGGACCAGCTTGTTGACCCTGTGCTTGTGCCCCCGGCTGTGGTTGTTCCGACGGCTGTTGTTGATGACCGGGAAGACCTTGCTGTGCTGCCACGGCAGCAGCAGCCTTCTGTTGAGCTTCAAGTGCTTCATCCGATGGTACGATATCTTCTCCCGGTAAACCAATTTTCTGCGCCACAGACCGTAGTACTTGTGCTCTTCCCTTCGGTCCAATGATTTGCATATCAATTGGATTAGCTGTAAGTTGCAAGAACTCAAGCTGTCGAGAGCGTTCAGTCTCACGCTGTATAGCGGTAGCAACTCCAAGAACTCTAGCTTTCTCATCACCTGTAAGTATACCCGATTTATCAAACATCATAATCATATCAAAAAGCCCTTCTAGGATTTCAGATATGATATCACGATCAATATTAGAACAAATAGTTTGGAGTATCTTTGCAGAGTTCTGCATTAACATACTAAGACCGGACGCTGTGCGCCCGATACCAGCAGATGGTGTGCCGGTCATAAATTTGGGTATAGCGCTTATCTCATCTGCTATCTGGGAGAAGGCTTGGTATACAGCAAGCAATTCCTGAGCGTTAGAAGCGGGATTAAAGAATGATATCGCAGGCTCGGTATTATTGCCAAATGGATCAGATTTAACATGCCATCGCTTCCACGGATATAAATCTTCTCCATCTTCCCCATCTGACAATCTATCATCATTAACAATTACCTGTGGGCCAGAAGCGATTGATAAATTATTAACCAAAGCACGAAGAGTAGCATTAGTAACAGTGGTAATATCAGTAAGAATATCAGGCAAACCGTTTCCAACTGGAGTACCGGGAACTTTCTCAAGTGATGTAACATAATACTGATGGCGCTTTCTAGGTGAAGGTGTCAACTGCGACTTAATAACGTGCGTACCAATTAACCAAGACTGAACATGAAAATCTCTAGATTTATCTGTAATCTGTCTCGGATCAAATCCTATATCAAGTAAATGCCTACCTTGTACATTACCTTGGAACTGCAAACAATTAATCATACCTGATTGATTAAAGCGAGGGTCTTCCCTACTCTCCAATATAGCTCGGGGTTGGTCTGTTTGGTCCCATGTGTCAACCAAGCCACCTGACCCGTATTCATCAAGAACGGCGCGTACCTCATCTTGGTTAAAGCCAGGCATATCAAGTAAATCATTGAGTTCTGCACGGGTAAGACGCATACGCTCAATGACATTAGCATTTGCTATATCCGATACACCTGGGGTCCAATAAATATCAAATGGTGAAACACGTTCCCAACAAAGTATTGGTTTGTTTGTAACTACAGCTTGTTTAGGACCACCAACCCTTGGCGCAGTTTGACCGGGAGCGCCCGTAGTATTTTGTTGTTGAAAATCAGGAGAATTTGGATTAGGTGGCGATCTACTTAAAACGGGAGGAGATGGACTAGGAGTTTGTATCCACTCTACCGATGTTTTTATTCTAACAACTGGACCTTTAATAACTGCATAAGGAAATAAAGGTAAATCAACTAAGAACTCAGCAAAAGCAGTAAAAAATCCACCTTCACTTAATATCTCTTGTATCTTATCTTCTGCTATTTGAGTTTGTTGGGCGCATTTCTTTTTAGCTGCCTCTCTTGCGGCTTCCTCAAGACCGAGTATTCTATCTCTAATAGCATTTGCATCAGGTATTGGCGGAGGGGGTGGAGGCTCTGGCGGCAGTGAAGCTTGGACTTGCTGTGCCGTTTGTCCAGTTTGTTGCCCATATACATGTGCCTGTGATACCGCATGATAGTGCGCGGCAGTTTGCATAAGAGATTGATAGTGAGCTTGGGTAGACTCTTGTAGTTCTGAATGAACTAGAGTTTGAATAGACTGTATAACCTCATCTGGAATAGGTGGGTCATCATCTGGCTCTAAACTCCAAGGCCGCTCTGGACCTAAATATACATCACGTAATAAACTGGTTGTACCTCTACATTTCATTGCCAACAATCTAGCATAAACTTCTGACCCACCAAATCTTTTAATAGCTAGAATTTGTTCTGGTTCATACTCACCATTAAACGCGCGTAGCGCACGTAAGAGACGATAAGACCACCCAGAGGACGCCGTATCACGGTGTCTCCGCATTATCATCCACTGATCCCAAATATAACCAGATAGCCCGGTTAAGTCTGGAGTTCTATTAGGGGAATAAGTAGAACCGCGTTGAGCGGCAGCCGCATCATATTGAGCAGCAGTCTCGTTTGTACCAACTACTCTGAATGGCACCAGAGGCGGCATTAGCCACCGTTTCAAGATTTTTAGTGGTGCCGCATACTGGTATTATAGTCTACTCTTTTAAAAAATTAAGTCAAGGGGATTTTAAAACGACCAAAAATTTATTTTCATTTATGTCCAAAAGTGGGTGGATCGGCAGGGACAAAGCGCCCAACGGTGTAATTATCTTCCTTGTCCACGTCCCATTCACTCGTTGTAGGTTCATGTTCAATAATTTTCTCACTATTGATAGTGACTGTTGGCATACCAGCACCTATGTTAATTTCAAGTCTAAAACTCCTATCAGCACTATGTATTTGATCGTGCGTATCCAATTGACCTATCTTAGACATAGCCTTGAATGCTTCCACGCGAGCACTTAACGGCTCATTCATGTCAGTCATTGATTGAAACATATAAGGTATACCTTCTTCTACTGCCCACTGAGATTTGATTTTAACACGTTTAGAAGTATTAGTTGCCCCATTCCACTCCACCATTAACTGGCGAAGTATACGTTGAAACGTAGGATTTTGAGATATTAACTCATAACCCTCTTCTGTTATACTTAGTGACTTAAGTATGTTCTCTTTCGTTTGATACGCCTGCACAATCTCTTGTGCAAGCGCATGAAAGAGTTTTACCTGCTCATCACTAAGCGGAATCTTCACCTGTTTCACGAGACTTCTTCCTTACAGCATCATGCAATGCATCCTCAATAGTACTCACTACACTATCAATTTCATCCGATGCACGCATTGCTTCTTCTACGGTTGCTTTACTTATTTTCTTTTTAACTCTCGCTTTAGCTCTCGAAACATCTTCATGTATCATTTCAATCATATTACTTTGATGCTCACTCATCTCATCAAGATATTTATTCCGTTTAGAACTGTATGGCGAACAAAACTCTATAAATTTTTGAGGGTCATCACGATGATCAAAAGCACCTTTATGTCCCCATTCCCAACCCTCTTCTAGAAGTGGACCCAAAGGAACGCGTTTCTTAGGCGGCACAACATTAAGTTTTGGTTTACTACTATCTTTAGTGACGTTAAAGAGACTATTAACAAAGTCACCTACATCGTCATATCCTGCGGCCTCGCGAGCATCATCAATCTTACCCGCTAACTCAGCACGGCGTGCTTCTACTATGAGACGACGTATAACATTTATAAAGTCATCACGGTTCATCTTACTCTCCCTTTATTTTACTCTCTATACGCGCGAGCGCGTTCTTTAGTTCATGTGCGCGCGTATCTCTCTCACTCTCGAATATTTGGCATATTTCTTGCCCCTCATAAGCACTCATAAACTCAGTTGACAAATGAGTCGTTTTACCATCAACATGCATAGTAGCATACCAATAATTAAATATAGGTTTATTTTTATTATCAAGCCTTGTTGCAAGATCACGCGACACTACATAATGCGCGCCACCCCTCCCCTGTGCGCGATAGTACTCTTTTTGTTGTCTTGATGGTCCCTCTACAAAACCATGTGCCCAATTTAAATCATCACCCCATACCATTACTACATCATTACCATCTGCATCTTTCCCAACAATTTCACTTTTCATTGGCATAGTTAACTCTTTAGTTTGGGGTCCACATGTACAATAGTATTTGGTATTTTAATTTATCTTTTAGTTTGTGCTCACTCATAGTTTCCTCACTATAGTTAGTAACGTTCTTTAATTACCAAACATATCCCATGTACTATACAAATAGAACACGGAACAAACAACGCGAGCCAACCTATATAACTATGTGTCAGCCTCCACATAAGTATTGATAAAAATCCCGCAAATATTCCTTGAACAATTAAATACTCTCCTCTGCTCATCACTACTCCTTTGGGGCCGAACTAGGGAGGGGAAACCCCTAGTCCAGCCCCCATCGCAGTTTGGTGGGGCTTACACTGCGATGTTACGCGGGCGAGCGTAGGAGCGCCCTACCCACGAAAGGAAACCAAAGCCTAATAGTCCCATTACCCAAGTTGATGGTTCTGGTACGCCCGGTTGAAGTGGATTGACTACTACCCCCGGCACGTCAAGAATTAGCGATGATGACTGCGCTGTTGAGAATATACCGTTATCAGTACCACCCGTAACGCTTGTGTCGAGAAACGCCGTGATGATCGCACCCGGACCAATACCAGTGAACTCGTTAGTTCCAAGAGTATAGTCACCACCAGTGAACGAGAACACGTCATTTAACGTCGATGACTGTCCACCACCAAGTAATGCCATAGGGTCCGGGGCTGTCACAATAGCTTGATAGACAGTATAAAAATCTGTTCCAGCAACGAATGATGGATCAAGCGTATGCGTATCAGGTGCATAAGCATCGTAAGGGTTCTTTGGTGACGCACTCAAACCAACAACTGTAGTTAAGTCACTTCCCGGCGTAAATAAACCAACGTTAACCCATGCACCGATTGTCATCGGATTGCCGTTATACTTTCCAGTTAATGTCGGAAAGACAGCCTCACCCTCATTATCCGGCACGAGAAGCTCAACATAAAGTTGTCCTGATTGCGCTCCCGGTGACGATGTGAAGCCCCAATTCGATAGCCCACCAGATGCCGGATTGGCAATAGTTACTGCACCGAAGCCAGTGCAACCAGTAGTATAGCAGCCGTGCAGCGGATCAGGAATTGACTGTGCGAACACAGGAGCCGTCACTAACATAGTGAGTGTAGTAGTAAGTAGTAACTTTTTCATTTGGGTAGTCCCCGTTAGAGAAAAAAGAAAGGGGCGGGCTCCGTTTTGTAGTCCGTGAGTGTCCCTTTAAGTGTGGATAACACGTCGCACCACACACCCCTTACGCACATGCTTTAAAGCGCAAACCGTGCGGACGATTTACGCCTCAAGCCAACAACCCCTAGCAAACCAAAGCCCGCTAAAGTATAAACCCACGTAGAAAGCTCAGGGATCGCAGTAGTTGCATCCATTGACACACCCTGAATAAACACTGCCGCCCCCGGTGCAAGTGTCAGAGTCAACTCCTCTGCTAGCCCGTAAGGAGTGTTTACAAGGTCAGCACCAATGCCGTTAAACGAGAACGACTGCGGGCCACTCAGTAAGCCAGAGTCGAAGTTACCAATGTTGGTTCCTGTAACGGTCAACCCCTGACCATTAAGTGTATTGGTCCCGTCAACAAAGTATGCACCCACCAAGTCGGCACCACCAAGCGTGACACCAATAGCACCCGTCAGATTGAACGCATCAGACGGACCAGCGAACCCATTTGCACCAGCGATGATCCGCAACGTTTGTGTAGTGCTATCAGTGTTATCAATGTTGATATTGGCCTCAGTCAACTGGTCGGGTCCAGTTCCACGCAAAACCGAACTAACTGACACTGTAATGCCACTAAGGTTAGACGATAGAACACTCGCCTGTCCAATGCCAGTTGCAGTCTCAATGCCACCCGGATTTGCTGTGTTCCAAATACTGATAGCGGAGTCGGCAGCCAAGGCAGGAGTCACCCCGATAGCAGCAAGTAAAGTTGTAGCAAGTAAAAGCTTTCTCATTTGTTTTAGTCCCTCGTTTGTTGGTCACTATGGTTAGTGACATTCACACTCTCACTTTACTCATGGTTCGCGCTACGTACACTTGCGCTCACACTTACTTTATATTTATTACACGTACTCACGTCCACGCCCTCGCAGGCATACGCCCGCGTCTCTCTAGTGCTTCCCGCCTCCTTATCTCTGACCGAGTGGTGTTCTCCACCCAATTATATGCGCTTGAATTTCTAGCCATAAGACATACACACTCAAGCGCGTCAGCTACGTGCGAACTCTCATTCTTATCTGGCTTAGGTTTAGACTGCCCATCTTTAGTTTTAGAATATCTATACCCACCATTCAACGCTGCGATCAAGTTAGGGCACCCAAGCTCACTTATAAGTATGCCAGGTCCACCGTCAATAGATAGACCAAGCCAATGCTCAACAGCTTGTATACGCAACTCAATGTCATTAGTAGGAGCAGGATATGCATATTTAAATCCCAATTGGTTTAATACTTTAAAGTTGTTTACTTCAAACTGGTCGTTCTTATACTCACCACTCGGGTCACCTATGACCACAACACTCTTCCCTATATACAATGGGTTGAGCAACATCGGGCGTAAAGTACTTTTGACATGTAACACTATACCCGTGTCCTCGGCAGGTGCCTCTTCAAACACAAGTAAGCGACCACGGTGGTCAACTTGACAAATAAGCGACCATGGCGACCGACCAAAGTCCTGACCTACTATAAGCATTTTATTAGATACGGGTTCCAAATTAGGAACGCAGTGATACCTACGCACAAAAGTATTAGCAAACACAGCAGTACCAGAGGGGTCGCGCCCATACTCAGCATCCACATATCGACGGACCCAATCTTGATTCTTGGTTTGTGCAGCACGATTATAATACTCCCTCCCACGTTGTAAGCGTACAGGGTCGTCCTCCGGCAGGAGTATACTTTCAGCGTTCTGGTTCAGGTGCGGTATGTTCTCGGCAGTAGGAGAGCGCCCGCCGGGTTGTTTAAACACTTCGAACTGGTTTGGGGCGTTCTCCAAAAATTCATGCCAATCTGAGTGTTCCGTGGGAAAATTTGAATCTCCTATTATTCCCATCCACGTTGGTACACCGAATCTACCTCTTGGAAATCTCCCGCACCTACCTCCTAGTGGGTCGATCAAATGTACATTGACTTCAGTAAACTCATTTATCCATGCCCCCGTTAACTGTGTCGATAATAATCTACGTTCGTCACTCGGTTCGTCGAGAGGAAGAAACAGCCATTCAGAGCGTATATCATCAAAGTTAATATAGAGTGTGCTCTCTGAAACTTTCCATTCAGCAATATCCTCTAACCACATCATGCAATCCTTTAG